ACCGTGGGCGAGCGGTGCCTGGACTGAAATTGGTGGGTCCCAGCTATTGGGAATGGATGAAATCTTGGGAAATTGGGCTAGATCCAACCCAATTGTTATATATAATTAATTTATGATTAAATTAATACTGCTTTAAATGATATTATAAAACAGATAAGACATAAAATATTATTCATTACATATAATTTAAAACATTACACCGATGATTTATTTATGATGCGGTAATGATTTATGAGTTCCATGCCTAAAATGTTCAGGTTCTCAGCCATTATCATATCCACCACTTCGACTAACTCTTCCGTCTTGATCATCTGGTGAGTGGTGTCTTTGAACATATTCTTTAACCCATTCATTATTTCCTCCTCAGAGCCGTTAAAGTCGAATGGGATGAAGACATCAGCGAAGTTGTATGGTATGATAAACGTTGATTTCCTCAGATATGCCTCCTTTGTTGCCGTCACCTCTATCCTGCAGTCTATATGATCGTCTTTGAGGAAGACATCGACTCTGAAGTGGACTCCCTTGGTGCTCCTGAATGTGATAGTCATTTTTTATTATGTTTCGTGTTGATCATCAACAGGAAATATATAGATGATTCATAGAAAATATCTTATGAGTATATGGATTTAAATGGAACACGTATATCTTGTATCATCCATACATATTCCGTCATCCATTACGTCATACAGGCTCATACGATGTAAAGCATCGTAAGAGATAAAAAATAAAGAAAAGAAACAATAAAGAAGAAATAATTATAATTTAGAAAGAAACCAGGGAGCGCAGCGAAAAAAAAAACCCCGAACAGACAAATAAAATTAAATAGAAAAAGAAAAATGTACAAGTCCTTCTCAGAAGGACTTGGTTGAAAAAAAAAGAAACACATTAATTCCGTACTATAATACTATGTCGTTTTGTTTGAATACCGTACTTAAAGCAGTATTTTAAATGGTATATGAAATCTCCGTCCCTGGATGTTTAGTGGGTGATGACTGGATATTACGGTGTCACTGTTTACCGTTCCGTTTTATCTTTACCCCGTTCCGTTATTTATCCCCAATCCGTTATTGTACCCCGATATATCGGTGCTCAATTGGTGCTAAGATCCGTACACATATATCCTTTTGACGAAAACACCCTCAAAAAGCTGAGATAAGAGGCGCGTGCAATTGCGCTGAAAAAGTTAACATTCTCTCTCCTATTTCCGGTGAAACTATCATTTCCGGTGGTTGCCGGCCTCAATTCACGACACGCGCGGCGGTGTGTACCCCTGGGAGGGTAGAAACCACTACGCTACGCAGCAGCCTTAGCTACGCCGGAGCTTAGCTCGCCCACGTTCTAATATT